GTGGGAAGTTGGTGGATAAGCTGATTCCCGACCCCAAGGCACAAGCGGAAGCAAAACTCTCTTTGGCTAAGATGGCACAGGATGGGGAGTTGGCTAAGATGGCTAACGAAACCAAACTGTACGAGGCTGAACAGAACAACCTCACTGGGCGTCACACCGCTGACATGCAGAGTGATAGTTGGCTTAGTAAGAATATACGCCCTATGACGCTGATAGCCATCCTTACGGGTTATTTTGTTTTTGCGTTGATGTCTGCTTTTGACTTAGACACCAATGCAGCATACGTGGAGTTGTTAGGGCAGTGGGGCATGTTGATTATGTCCTTCTATTTTGGCGGCAGAACATTAGAGAAAATTATTGACTTAAGGAAACCTAAGACATGAAATCTCTACGAGGTAACACCTTATGAAATACTCCCTAAGTAAGCGTAGCCTAGACCGACTGGAAGGTGTGGACGAAGACCTAATCAAGGTGGTGAAGTTTGCCATTGGTATGACCTCTACTGACTTTGGTGTCACCGAGGGACTACGCACCATTGCCCGCCAAGAAGAACTCGTAAACAAGGGTGCGAGCAAGACGATGAAGAGTATGCACATTATAGGCAGGGCAGTGGACTTGGTAGCCTACGACAACGGCAATGTTGTTTGGGAACTCCCCTTCTATTTTGACATTGCTGACGCCATGAAGGAAGCCGCTGTGATGGTTGATGTTCCATTGCAGTGGGGAGCAGCGTGGCATATTGAGGACATAAGGAAATTCGATGGTTCGATGAAGGACGCCTACAACGAGTATGTTGACAAGCGCCGCAGCCAAAAACGCACTCCCTTCATTGACGCACCACATTTTCAGATATGAAATTCTTTGTCATCCTCTTTACGTTCCTCTCTCCCGGTGTCTTACAGGTGCAGGGAGAAAAAAGTGTTGAAACAATGGAACAGTGTGTGCAAGAAGCGTACAGAATCAACACCGACGGCAACGTCCCCTTCAATGCAGCTTGCATCCCAACAAAGAAGGACAAGATGATATGAGTGACTCTAGACTGAAACGAGCTGGTGTCAGTGGCTACAACAAACCCAAGCGCACTCCGTCCCACCCAACCAAGTCTCACGTGGTAGTCGCCAAGTCAGGTGACCAAGTTAAAACCATCCGCTTTGGACAGCAAGGGGTGACAGGGGATAAGAAGCCCACGGCACGTCAAGCCAGCTTCAAAGCACGACACGCAGCGAACATTGCTAAGGGTAAGATGAGTGCCGCCTACTGGGCTGACAAGGTTAAGTGGTGACAGAACTAAACATCTCATTATTGCCGTGGCAGAAAGAGGTTTGGAACCACCCAGCACGGTTTAAGGTGGTAGCTGCTGGACGCCGTACTGGAAAATCACGACTAGCCGCCTACCTGCTGATAGTCAACGCATTGCAAGCTGATAAAGGTCATGTGTTTTATGTGGCTCCTACGCAAGGACAAGCCCGTGACATTATGTGGCAAACCCTGTTGGAAGTTGGGCATCCTGTTATACAGGGGAGTCACGTTAATAACTTACAGATAAAACTTGTGAATGGAGCCACAATTTCTTTAAAAGGGGCTGACCGACCTGAGACAATGCGTGGTGTATCGCTGAAGTTTCTTGTAATGGACGAGTATGCCGACATGAAGCCTGAAGTGTGGGAGCAAATTCTACGTCCTGCACTAGCCGACCAAAAGGGAGAAGCTCTCTTCATCGGCACTCCAATGGGGAGGAATCACTTCTATGACCTTTATCTGTATGGTGAAAAGGGAGATGACAGCACTTTTGCATCTTTCCACTTTACTTCTTTCAATAACCCACTCTTGGATGCAGCAGAAATTGAAGCAGCTAAGAAAAGCATGTCGTCGTTTGCCTTCCGTCAGGAGTTTATGGCTTCCTTTGAAGCGATGGGTGGTGAACTATTTAAAGAGGAATGGGTAAAGTTTGACGAAGACGAGCCTGACAGGGGTGATTATTACATCGCCATTGACTTAGCTGGCTTTGAAGATGAGGGCGCTAAGAAGGTTAAGAACAAGAGGTTGGACAATACCGCCATTTCCATCGTTAAGGTGAATGAAGATGGCTGGTATGTGAAAGAAATCATATATGGACGATGGGATGTAAAGAAAACGGCACAGAAAATCTTTGATGCTGTGCGTAAATATGAGCCAGTTGCCGTAGGAATTGAGAAGGGCATTGCAAAGCAGGCTGTTATGCCGTACATCAGCGACATTATGCGCCGAAATCAGACATTTTTTCGTGTTGATGAGTTGACACACGGGAATAAGAAGAAAACTGACCGCATTGTGTGGAGTTTGCAAGGGCGGTTTGAGAATGGGTATGTTATTTTGAACAAGGGGGAGTGGAACCATGAGTTTCTTGACCAACTTTTCCAATTTCCTAACCATTTGGTGCATGATGACCTTGTTGATTCTCTTTCATACATAGAACAACTGGCTAAGGTTAGCTATGTCACCGACTTTGAAGAAGACGATTACGAAATGCTTGACGCTGTAGCGGGGTACTAACATGGCAGATAATTTATACAAACCTTCAGGGTTATTTGAGGAGATGCAGAAGCGCGACCTAACACCTTCTTATGGTGATTTTAGTGTGACGGGCGCTTCAGGTATGTATATTCCCGGTGTAAATGTACTATTCGCTCCTAAAGACTTTGCAGGAACTGGCACCACACTACCACACGAAGTTGCTCATGCTTATGTAAGTAACGTATTGCAGCCAGCTTACATGGAATTAGGTAACAAAAAAAGTCGCAATTGGTCAAAAGAAGAAAAACAATTTGCAGATGCTGCAATGAAATTATTTCCTGATTTGTTTCCAAGTTTTTTCTTCAACCCTAAAGAAAGAAAAGAAGACTTTGAAAAAAGCAAAGCAGCTTTAGTAGGTGATAGGAAGGTTGAAGACGCAAGATACAGATTATCGCAGGACGAACTAATTGGTTTTGGTGTAGGCGAGTCTTCTGTACCTTATGTAGACCGTCCTGGAAAAATAGACTACAACGTAGGAGGACATTTAAACCCTACGATGGCTAGTCAATTATCCATCCTTACTGAACTGTACAACAAACTTCCTGAAGAGTTAAAACAAAAAGCAGCAGAAAAAAGAAAAGCATCAATTGGAGATTACAAAGAAGAAAAAAGACTTTCAAAAGTTAAAGATGAAGTTTCTGATGTTTTTGAAAACCCATTTAAGAACACATTACTAGATAAAATGTTAAAGGACTAACACATGGATGACAACAAAGACGTATTCACCTCTCAGAAGCTAGAGAACTGGGTGATGGACAAGGTGGAACGATGGCGTGACCACTATCAGAGCAATTATCAAGAGAAGTTTGACGAGTACTATCGCCTGTGGCGTGGCATTTGGGCTGCTGAGGACAAGACCCGTGAAAGCGAGCGTTCTCGGTTGATTAGTCCCGCCTTGCAGCAAGCAGTGGAATCTGCTGTGTCGGAGGTGGAAGAAGCCACGTTTGGTAGGGGTAAGTGGTTTGACATCGAGGATGACCGCAAAGACCAAGACAACAGTGATGTCGCCTACCTGCGTGAGCAACTAAGCGAGGACTTCAAATTCACCAAAACACGCAAGGCTGTCGCTGAGTGCATCTTAAACAGTGCGGTGTTTGGCACGGGTATGGGTGAACTGGTGATTGATGAGATTCAGGAGATGAAGCCAGCAACGCAGCCCATCATGGATGGTGCCATGCAGGCTGTCGGCGTAAACATCGCCCCTCGTGTTGTTGTCAAACTAAAACCCATCCTACCACAAAACTTCCTCATTGACCCCGTGGCTTCCTCCATTGAGGACGCACTGGGTGTAGCCATTGATGAGTTCGTGCCGAAGCACCAAGTGGACATGGCTATTCAGGCTGGCATCTACCGTGATGAGGACGTTGGTGAAGCGTACCAAGACACCGACCTAGAAGCTGACAAAGAGTTGAGCACGTTTGACGATGACAAGGTTAGGCTGACGAAGTATTATGGGTTGGTTCCCAAGTATTTGTTCAACGCTGCCATGAACGAGCCTGAAGATGATGACGACCTGACCGAGAAGGAAGAGGACGACGAAGACGAAGAGGGCTACATTGAGGCAATGATTGTTATTGCTAACGGCGGTGTACTGCTGAAGGTTGAGGAAAATCCCTTCATGATGCAAGACCGTCCTGTGGTGGCTTTTCCGTGGGACATTGTGCCCGGTCGCTTTTGGGGACGTGGTATCTGTGAAAAAGGCTACAACAGTCAGAAGGCTTTGGATGCAGAGATGCGTGCTCGCATTGACGCCCTAGCCCTCACTGTCCACCCCATGATGGCTATGGATGCTTCCCGGATGCCTCGTGGTGCCAAGATGGAGGTAAGACCAGGTAAAACCATCCTGACCAACGGTAACCCAGCAGAGATTTTGCAGCCGTTTAAGTTTGGCGCTCTCGACCAAGTGTCCTTTGCTCAGGCAGGGGAGTTGATGAAGATGGTGCAAATGGCTACTGGGGCGATTGACGCCGCAGGTATCCCCGGCTCCATCAATGGTGAGGCTGCGGCAGGTGCTGTGTCTATGTCGCTGGGTGCCATCATCAAGCGTCACAAGCGCACCCTCATCAACTTCCAAGAGAACTTCTTAATCCCTATGGTTCAGAAGACTGCTTGGCGTTACATGCAGTATGACCCTGACAACTACCCAGTGCAAGACTTCAAGTTTGTACCGAGCAGCTCGTTGGGTGTAATTGCACGTGAGTACGAAGTAACACAACTTGTACAACTTCTCCAAACCCTTGGACAGGATAGCCCGATGTACCCAATGCTGGTTATGGCTGTTGTTGACAACATGGGGCTGTCGAACAGGGAAGAGATGATTGCTCAATTGCAACAACTTTCTCAGCCCAACCCTGAAGCACAGCAAGCACAGCAGCAACAACTGCAACTTCAACTGGCTGCTGCACAGGCTCAGGTGCAACTGCTACAGAGTCAGGCGCAGGAGAACCAAGCCAAGGCTAACAAGTTGGTTGTTGAGGCACAACTGGAGCCACAGGTGGTTCAGGCTAAGTTGGCTGCTGCCCTGTCCAACAACCTTGAGGCTGGTAGTGCAGATGACGCTGAGTTTGCCCGTCGAGCCAAGGTTGCAGAGTTGATGTTGAAGGAAGAAGACATTAAAAGTAACGAACGCATTGCTATGGCACAGATGAGTGCAAAAAGACCACAATAGGTTTAGCAATGCTTGACAAATAATACTTTTTGTGGTATAATACGCCATGTCTACCTAGAGAGGGGAAATGGACATGGACAGAGAATTACAAGAGTATTACGAGAACCTATTAGAACTTTTTTCTACTAAGGGTTGGAAGCAATTCCTAGAAGATATAGGTGACAACCTAGAAG